CTTAATAATATTGCTAGATTAATTAGAAAGGCTGCTGAACTACCAAATACATTTTGGATTATGGATATGAGGAGAACTGCAACAACTGAGATGGTAGATGCAGGTGTACCACTACCACAAATTATGTCAGTAACTGGGCATGCTAATGCACAGTCACTAGCACCTTATATGAAAAACACTTTGACTAGTGCAACTGAAGCATTAAATAAAAGGAGGCAGGTATGAATAAAAAGAACAATGAATATTAAACAATATATTAAAGATTTAGATTTAACTGAAGGACAAAAACACAGAGGTAAATGTCCTGAGTGTGGTAGATATAATACATTTACTGTAGCAAATAATTCAGGTAAGCTTTTATGGAACTGCTATGCAAATAGCTGTAGATTATCAGGTATACTAGCTATTAATATGTCTGTAGAGGAGATTAAAAATAAAATGGAACAAAGACAAAGCCTTAAAATTGAAATTAATAACCCATCTAATTTAAATGTAGCTAAACCTACACCTATTTTTAAACTACCAGATTCAGTAGTTAAGCCTGGAGAACATGAAGCATTAATATTTAAATTTTGTGAGGACTATGGCATAGATGAACAAGCTTTAGGACTACTATATGATGTTAAAGAAGATCGTATTGTATTTCCTATGTTTGATAATAATAAAATGGTAGATGCTATAGGAAGAGCTATAGAGTCTAGTATTGTACCTAAGTGGTTAAGGTATGGTAATTACTCTAATGGTTTTATTAGAGGCAACTGTTTAATAGCAGTTGTGGTTGAAGATTGTATTAGTGCTTGTGTAGTAGAATCTATAGGGCTTACAGGTATAGCTATATTAGGTACATCATTAACATCAGAACATATCGAAGGACTAAGAAGATTTAATAAAGTGATTGTTGCTTTAGATCCAGATGCAGCAGCTAAAACAATTGAATATACTAAGTTACTTAAAGGTAATGGTATAAATGCATTTGCTTTAAAACTATTAGATGATATTAAGTATAGAAGAAAAGAAGATATTCAATATCTTTTAAAATTAAAAGGGGAATTTTTAGATGGAACACCAGTTATTAACGAGCCTATTAAATAAAAGTTTTTATAATGCAACTAAACTAAATTTAAAAACAGAACTATTTAATAAAGATTTAAGAAAAATTAAAAGTGTTATTGATAAGGGGATGGAAAGGTATCAAAGAGATCTTACTTTAAATGAAATAAAATCACTGTTCTTTGTAACAAATCCTACACTAACTACAGCACAAAAATATCAGTTCCAAGTTCAATTTAATTTAATTGGACGAGCAACAGCTATGACTTTAGATGTTGCTAAAGATTTAATATCACATATGAATCAACAATATTTAGGTGAGGAAATAGCTAATTTAGGATTTCAATATGTAAATGGTACTTTAAATAGTTTAGAACCATTAAGAAATATATTAACTAATTATNCAGATAATTTTTTACCTGAAGTTACAGTAGACTTTGTTGATATTACAATTGATAATTTATTAAATGTATCAGATTTAAGTACTAGATGGAAATTTAATGTGAACTCATTATATCAAGCTGTGCCTGGACTTGATAATGGAATGCTATTTGTAATAGGTGCTAGGTCTAATGTAGGTAAGTCTAGTTTTCATGCTACTTTATGTGCATCACCTAGTGGTTGGGCAAGTCAAGGTGCAAACATATTAGTGTTATGTAATGAAGAAAGACCAGAAAGAATTGCTAGTAGATATATGACTGCTGCTACTGGTATGACAATGACACAGATTAAAAAGAATAAAAAGAAAGCTCATGAAATATATGACAGTATAAAAAATAATATTAAGTTTATAGATTCTACTGGAAAAACAATGGCATGGGCAGAAAGTATTATTAGAACATATAAACCTGATATTGTTATATTAGATATTGGTAGTAAGTTTTCAGAAGAAGGTGCATCTACTAATAATCATGAAGCATTAAAAGCTAATGCTATTTATGCTAGAAACATAGGTAAGTTATATGGTTGTTTAGTAGTTTATTGTACTCAGTTATCAGCAGAAGCTGAAGGTAAGATAATACTTAGTCAAGCAATGATTGAGGGTAGTAAAACTGGTCTAGCAGGTGAATCTGATTTAATGATATTGATAGCTAGGAATCCACCTATGAATGATCAAACAGAAGATGATGGTATGAGGCATTTGAATATTGTTAAAAATAAAATATCAGGTGTTCATAGAATGGTTAATTGTGAATTTGATTACACAACAGGGGAATATACATCATAAATAAGGGTAACTAAATGAGGATAACAATATTAGATGTTGAAAATACAGTCACTACTAAGAATAATAAAAAACACCTTGATCCATTCGAGAGGGGAAATACTTTGGTTATGGTTGGTGTTCACCCACTCGATACTAAAAATACATCCACTTATATTTTCGACCATAGTGACATTACTAAAGATGATGATCTTATATCTAACCGATTCGAGGTACAAGATCATTTAGATAGGACAGATCTTTTAGTGGGACATAACATATCTTACGATTTAATTTGGTTATTAGAATCAGGTTTTAAATATGATAAACCTGTGTTTGATACTATGTTATGTGAATACATTTTTAATAAAGGAATTAATATTTCTTCTTTAAGTTTAGGTGCTTTAGCTATTCACTATAAGTGTCAAACACTAAAACAAGATACATTAAAAGAGTATTTTAAAAAAGGTTATTCAACTAAAGATATACCTAGAAATGAATTAGAATCTTATTTAATTCATGATGTTCTTGCTACAAAAGAAATCTTTATTAAGCAATACAAAAGACTAAAAAATAACACACTTATTAGAACTGTGCAACTTACAAATCAAGTAGCTTTAGCTTTAACTAAAATGTATCAAGCAGGTTTTAAAGTTGATTTAAATAAATTAAAAGAAGTAAGAAAAGAATTTGAAGAAGAAAAAATTAAATTAGAAAAAGATCTAAATGAATACACTAAATATATTATGGGTGATACTCCTATTAACTTAAATAGTCCCGAACAATTATCTTGGATTTTATTTAGTCGTAAATCAAAAGATAAAAAAGAATGGGCTACTACTATTAGTAATGATCCGTATATGTCTAATGATGTATTTAGAAATTTAGTAGAAAGAAGTTTTTATAAATTGTATAAAACAAAAGCAATGCAATGCAAAAAATGTAAAGGAAAAAGTTTTATATATAAAATAAAAAAAGATGGCAGTCAGTATAAAAATAAAACTAAATGTGCTACATGTAATGGACAAGGTTACTTATACATAAATACAAAAGAAATTGCAGGGCTTAAATTTAATCCTTCTAATATCAAATGGGCCAGTGCCAATGGATTTAAAACTAATAAAAGTAATTTAGAAATCTTAGAAAATATTGCTTCTAATAAAAATATGATAAAAGCAAAAACATTTTTAAATAATTTAAAAAGACTATCTGCTATATCTAGTTATCTATCTAATTATATAGAAGGCATTGAGAATTACATTAAAGATGATGGGCTACTACATGTAAAATTAAATCAACATATAACAGCTACTGGTAGATTTAGTGGTGCTAATCCTAATATGCAAAATATGCCTAGAGGTTCTACTTTTCCAATTAAAAAAGTATTTATATCAAGATATTCTAAAGGTAAAATACTTGAAGCTGACTTTGCACAATTAGAATTTAGAGTGGCTGCTTACCTTAGTCAAGATCCTATTGCAATTAAAGAAGTGAATGAAGGCTTTGATGTACATAGTTATACAGCTCAAGTTATTACAGATGCAGGACAGCCTACAAGCAGACAAGTAGCTAAGACACATACCTTTGCTCCTTTGTATGGAGCTACAGGTTATGGAAGAACTAAAGCTGAAGCAGCTTACTATACTCATTTTTTAGAAAAGTATAAAGGTATAGCTAAGTGGCATAAACAATTAGCAAAAGAAGCTATGACAAAGAAATGTATTACAACACCTAGTGGTAGAGAATTTATATTTGATAAATGTAAAAGGAAAAAAGATGGTTCAGTAACATACTTTACACAAATTAAAAATTATCCAGTACAGTCTTTTGCTACTGCTGATATTGTGCCTTTATTTTTAGTAGAGATTACAAAAAAACTTATTAAAAAATTAAGTTTAGTAGTGAACTCAGTGCATGATAGTGTTATTATAGATGTCCACTTTTCAGAAGTGGAAGATGTAATAGAGATAGTAAAAGAAATAGAAGGGAATCTAGTTAAGTATATGAAGACTAGATGGGGTATAGATTTTAATGTACCTTTGAAATTAGATGTAAAAATAGGTAATGATTGGTTAAATATGACAGAAATATAGAGGAGATTATATGTCAACAGATATTACATTAAGTTCGGATAAAAATCAGTTTAATAATTTAGCACAAGCTATGGGCATGGGTCATGACATGGTAGAAAATAAACAAAAAAGCAATTTATCTAGATTAAAGATAGATCACTTTGGAGTTGATGGTGAAACAACAATTAAAGGAAAAAAGAAAACTATCAAGGCTGTAGAGCCAGGTTGTTTTAGTCTTGAACTTTGTGATGGAAATAAAATATATCAAGAAAATCCTAAGGTTAGATTGTTTCAACAGAAGTTTATGTATAAAAGATACCTTAAAGAATCAGATAACAAAGGTATGTTTATTAAAACTATTATGGCTAATGATCTTAAGTCTGATTTAATTGATAATGTAGGTGGGGTTAATTGTGGTAAGCCTTCAGGTTGGATTGAAGACTTTAACTCTTTACCAGAAAACCAAAAGACTTTAATTAAAAGTATTAAAAGAGTTAGAGTTTTATTTGGATTAGTAACATTTGATAATGCTATTGATGAAGGTGGATTAGATGTTGATCCACAAGAAGGTATACCATTTATTTATGAAGTAGATAATCGTGATGCTTTTAAAACAATGGGTACTCCTATTGGGCAAATGGCAAAACAAAATCGTATATTGCCTCAACATTATTTACAACTAAACACTGAAGAAAAACAAATACCAACAGGTGCTAAGTACTATATACCTAATGTTAGTTTGTTACCTGAAGTAATTGAACTAAATGATAATGATCAAGTTATATTTAAAGACTTTACTGACTGGATTGAAAACTATAACAATTGGGTTATAGGATCTAATCAAGAAGCTATAGATGCAAAGAAAAAAATTGACTCAGATGAGTTAGTTAATGAGTTTGTTGATATAGGAGATGCAGCTTAATCATGTTATCAAATCCCATAGAACTTGCTGTTCATAATTACTTAAGTAAAGTATCTAAAGATGATAGTATTTTATCTAAAGAAATAATAGATACTATTACAGAAGATATTAGAACTGCTCTTACAAAACAATTTGTTGATAAAAGAAGTAAAAAGTTTACTCTTAGAATGTCTAATATGGGTAAGCCGTATTGTCAACTGTGGTTTGAAAAGAATAAACCTGAAAAAGCTATTCCTCCTAGTACTAACTTTGTTATTAATATGTTAATAGGAGATATTATAGAAGCTGTATTTAAAGGTCTATTGCAAGCCTCTGGGATTAAGTTTGAAAATGGTAAAAAAGTTACCCTCAATCTAGGTGATGGTTATAAGATTGAGGGTACTCCTGACATTACTTTTGATAATGACTTAGATGATATTAAATCTGCTAGTCCATGGAGTTATGATAATAAATTTAAAAGCTATGATACTTTGGCTGAAAAAGATAGCTTTGGTTATATATCACAATTAGCAGGATATGCTAAAGCATCTAATAAAAATGCTAGTGGTTGGTGGGTTATTAATAAAGGTAACGGTAGCTTTAAACATGTTAAAGCAACTGGTATTGATGTAGAAAAAGTTTTATATAAAACTAAAGAGCTGGCTAAAGAATTAAATAAAAATTTATTTAGAAGATGCTTTGATGATGAACCTGAAACATATAGAAAAAAACCTTCAGGCAATAGGAAGCTTTGTATAGAATGTTCTTGGTGTTCATTTAGGCATGCATGTTGGCCTAGATTACAAGAAAGACCTTCAGTAGTATCTAAAGCTGAGAACCCACCTATGGTATCTTATACAAAACTTAATCATGTATAGTTCAAAATTTAAATCTAAATATAAAAAAAGAAGTTACAAAAGTGGCTTAGAAGTTGGTGTAAAAGATCAATTAGTAAAAGAAAATATAAAAGTAAACTATGAAACAGTAAAAATTGAATGGCAAGACTTGGCATATAGAACATATACTCCTGACTTTGTATTACCTAATAAGATTATTATAGAAACTAAAGGTTTATTTACAGCTGGTGATAGAAGAAAGCATATGTATATACAGAAGCAACATCCAGAATTAGATATTAGATTTGTATTTACTAATTATAATTCTAAATTAAGTAAAAAATCAAAAACTACTTATGGTAAATGGTGTGAAAGAAATAATTTTTTATATGCTAATAAACAAATACCAAGTAATTGGTTGTTAGAAATAACAAAGAAAGAAATAAACTTACCATCTTTAATAGAATATAAAGGGATTAAACATGAAGTTATATAATGAAAATGATGTAGATGAACCTAAGAAATTACAAGAAGATGATTTAGCAATAGTTATTAGACCTCTCATAGAGGACGGTAAGTGGACAGGTAAAGTAGATTTAAATGGTATTATTATGCCTTTACTTAATTTATCAGATAAAGATCATGATCTTGTTAAAGATAGTATGTATGCAATGGTTACTTGTTATCATTTATTAAATACAGATACTGAGTTTGCTAAACGAATTAATTATGAAATGGATAAATTATTAGAAGAAGGTGATCTAGAATCTTTATTACAAGGTGAAGAAATTAAAAGTGGGGATTTAACTACTTGGACAAAAACTAAAGGCTCTGCTTAATGTTATCAGAAGATAATACAGATATGGTTAATAACCCACCTCATTATAATACAGGTAAATATGAAGCCATTGATGTTATTCAAGATGCGTTAGGTGATCAAGGTACAATTTTATACTGTCAAGGTAATGCTCTTAAATATATTTTAAGAATGTGGCATAAAGGTAAACCTGTAGAAGATATAAAAAAAGCCATGTGGTATTTAAATAAAATAATTGAGCTATCAGAAAAACAAAAAGGGAACAAGGTATGAATATAGATATAGATTTAGATAGAGATAAATTAATATCCGAGCAGTCTACTCAGTTATTAAAAGATTATTACATGATAGCTGGAGAAACTTCTCCTCAAGAAGCTTTTGCTAGGGCATCTTTAGCTTATTGTTATGGTGATATAGAATTTGCACAAAAGATTTATCATTATTCTAGTAAACAATGGTTTATGTTTGCTAGCCCTGTATTAAGTAATGCCCCTAAAGCTGATGAAAAATTTAAAGCACTTCCTATAAGTTGCTTTCTTACTTATGTAGGTGATACTTTAAACGATTTAATAGAGCATAATGCAGAAGTTGCATGGCTGTCTGTTAAAGGTGGTGGTGTAGGTGGTCATTGGTCAGATGTTAGAGCTGTTGGTGATAAGTCACCAGGGCCAATACCTTTTCTTAAAGTTACTGACAGTCAGATGACTGCATATAAACAAGGTAAAACTAGAAAAGGATCTTATGCAGCTTACTTAGATGTGAGTCACCCAGACATAATAGAATTTATAAACTTTAAATTACCTACAGGCGGTGATGCTAATCGTAAATGTTTTAATTTATTTAATGCTGTAAACATTACTGATGCCTTTATGAAAACTGTTGAGGCTAATCAGTATTGGGAACTAGTAGATCCACATAGTGGATTAGTTAGAGAAAGAATTGAAGCTAGAAAACTATGGGAAAAACTTTTAGATGTAAGGTTTAGAACAGGTTCACCATATTTAAATTTTATTGATACAGCAAATAGGGCTTTACCTGAACCTCTTAAAAAATTAGGTCTTAAAATTCATGGTAGTAATTTATGTAATGAAATACACCTGCCTACTAATAAAGATAGAACTGCTGTATGTTGTTTGTCTTCAGTCAACTTAGAAAAGTATGATGAGTGGAAAGACACTTCTATGGTAAAAGATTTAATTAGATTTTTAGATAATGTCTTACAAAAGTTTATAGATAATGCTCCACAAGATATTGTTAAAGCTAAAATATCTGCTCTTAGGGAACGGTCTTTAGGGTTAGGTGCTATGGGATTTCATGGGTATTTACAAAAACATAATATACCTTTTGAAAGTGCTGTAGCAAAAAGTATAAACATGAAAATCTTTAAGAAAATTAAAGAGGAAGCTTTAGATGAAACTAAAAATCTTGCAGATGAATTGGGTTCTCCTGGTGATTTGGTGGGCACTGGCATTAGGAATGCACACTTGCTTGCTATTGCTCCTAATGCCAATAGCAGTATTATTTGTAATTGTTCACCGAGTATTGAACCTATTAAGTCGAATGCTTACGTACATAGAACGAGAGTTGGATCGCACTTAATTAAAAATAAATATTTAATACCAGTACTAGAAAAGCATAATAAAAACACAAGTGCTATTTGGAAATTAATCATTATGAATGAAGGGTCAGTACAAAAATTAAATTTTTTATCTGCCTCAGAAAAAGAAATATTTAAAACTGCATTTGAAATAGATCAACAGTGGGTTATTGAACATGCCTCTGATAGACAGACTTATATATGCCAAGGGCAATCTGTTAATTTATTTTTTCCAGCAGGTAGTGATAAAAGCTATGTAAATGAAACACACATTAGAGCTTGGAGAAAAGGATTAAAAGGTTTGTATTATTTGAGAACTAACTCAGGCAATGATGCAGATAAAGTAGGCATGAAAATAGAACGCAATGCTTTGAAAGATGCAGAAGAATGTATTGCATGTCATGGATAAGGATATATAATGAGAAAGAAATTTGATTATGCATTGTTTAGAGCTAATGATGCTTTAGCTAGAAAAATAGGCAAGTTATATTGGGAGTCTATAGGTCATATAGCTGATGATAACCCAGACAAATATGGGCCAGATCTAATTGTAGAAGAAGTTAATATCGACACTCATAGATATAATAAATCACCTACTTTTTTTTGTGAGGTAGAGATTAAACGTGCTTGGAAAGGTAAGGATTTTACTTATAAAAGTATACAAATACCACACAGAAAAGCTAAATATTTAGATACAATTAAGTATGGTAAGGAATGTAATTTTCTTATATTAAATAATGAACAAACCCATGCATTTTATATTTTACACAATGATTTAAAAACATCTCCTGTTGCAGAAGTACCTAACAAATATGTACCTTCTGGAGAAATGTTTTTTCAAGTACCCTTAACTAAAGCTAGACTAGTGGAGTTGCCTAATGAAAAATAAAGTTGTTATTAAAGAGTCCGTAGAAGTAGATGAAAACAATATAGAAGTTATTAAATGGAAAGATGCTCAGTCAGAAGATGGTTGGAGTTCAGAAAGAACTGCTGAGTTAGCCACAGTTATTACTGTAGGATTTTTAATTAAAGAGAATAAAGAAGCTGTGTGTATAGCTAGTACTTGGGCTGATCCAGATAGTAATTGTAAACTACATATACCAAAGTCTTGGATTAAAGAACGTAAAACCTTATGTATAAATAAAGTTAAACGTGCTTATAAAACTAGAAAGAAATTTAAATCTATTAAAACAAATGCTTCAGCTAGTAATCAAGATGTATTACATGATCAATATAATAGGTACTACGGTGCATAAATAATAACAAAGGAAAAAAGCATACCGATAGTAAAAAACAATTTGCAATACAAGTAATAATAAGTAAAACTAAATGAGGCTCTATTCAGAGCCTTTATTTTCCCTGTTAATTTTAGGAGTATCAAATGAGTTTATTAGAATCCTCAGTAGTATTCAAGCCCTTTAAATATCCTTGGGCTATGGACTTCGCAGTTAAATCAGAGAAGGCTCATTGGGGTGAATGGGAATGTAAGTTACAAGATGATGTAGCTCAGTGGCAATCTGGTAAGTTAAGTGATCAAGAAAAAAATCATATAACTCAAATACTTAGATTGTTTACACAGAGTGATGTAGCTGTAGGTACAAACTATCTTGAGTATTATATACAAAAGTTAAAGAATAATGAGATCAGAGCTATGTTAACTAGCTTTGCTAACAGAGAGTTTGTTCATCAAAGAAGCTATGCACTACTTAATGATACATTAGGACTACCTGAAGAGGAGTACTCAGCTTTTCTAGACTACACACAGATGAAAGATAAGATAGACTTTATGACTGACATAGATGTACATAGTATCTCAGGACTAGGCAAGTCTATAGCTAGGTCTGTAATGAATGAGGGTATGTCTTTGTTCTCCGCCTTTGCTATGCTACTTAACTATCAAAGGTTTGGTAAGATGAAAGGTATGTGTGAGATTGTTGAGTGGTCAGTTCGAGATGAAACAATGCACTGTGAAGGTATGGTTAAATTATTTAGAGAGTTTTGTAAAGAGCATCCAAGAATAGTTAATGACGAGTTTAAGAAAGATATATATCAAATGTTTAGAGAGGGTGTAGCACTTGAAGATGCAGTTATAGATACAGCATTTGAAATGGGAGGTGTTAAAGGTCTTACTTCAGATGAGGTAAAACAGTATGTAAGATATATAGCTGATAGAAGATTAATACAACTAGGATTAAAAGGTAACTTTAAAGTTAAAGAGAACCCCCTAGAATGGCTTGATTGGATTGTTAGTGGTGATACTCTAAAGAACTTCTTTGAAGGTGTTGTAACTGATTATAATGCTTCAGGCATGACAGGTGATTGGGGTTGGGAAACTTCTAAAGATAAAAATAAAATAGCAGCTTAAGTTATGTATAGTTTCTTTTTATACTTACAACCTTTAGCAGTACCTTCTTCTGCCCATTTAAATTGATTTTTAAATCCTTTACATTTATAGATGCATGTTAAAATTCTAGGTTCAATCAAATGAAATTGACCTAAGTAATTTTCATGCATCCACTCTAACTCACAATGATAAAAA